GCTGGATGCGGTTTCAAGGTGGTGAGCGAGTGATGGCAAGTGACATGGCAATGCGCAGACGACGCCATGTCGCAGACCCGCTGCGGGAGTTCGTAGACGCAAACTGGCCTAAAGAATACGAGCCAGCCGCGAAGATGCGCGACTGCGAGGGTACGGTGCCAAACGACCTACTGCGACTCGCCGACGAAATCGACCTCGAGCACGAGCTCCGCATGCGGCAGCAGTCGTATGACCTGCGCAAGGCGTTCTGTCGGTACATGGGTGGCGTTCTGGATGACTACAGGCACGGAATGAAGAGAAAGAGGTTGAGGAAATGAACGAAATCAAGTTAACCGTCCGCCCGTTTCTCATGGGCGCCGACAAGGAAGCCGCCGTGAAGGTGTTGGAAGAGGCAGCGGAAGCATTCGGGTCGTGGCAAACGCTGGACGTTGGTCTTGAGAACGACCTGAACACCGACGACGAGCTGCGATGGCTTGCCGACGAGATAGCCGACTGTGTCCAAGCGTGCTGCAACCTCGCAGACCGCTACGGCATCGACCTTCAAGCGGCCATGGTGCGCTGCGAGGAGCGCAACCGCAAGAGGGGGCGATACCAGTGAGCGAGAGCTTTGAACGGGGAATGAAAATCTTCCGTGAGAACCTTGCGGGCATGTACGACAACGGCCACATGACGAAATGTGCTGACGTTGACACGTCGGTTGACCTCGACCGCCTGCAAAGGGCCCACGACCATGAGCTTGAACAAGCCCGCAAGGCCGAGTATGCCCGTGGCTACGAGGATGGGCGGCGCTCGAAGGACGCAGACCATGCAGCCGTTGCGATCAGGCTCAGTAACCTGCGGTTCGACGGCGGCAGCCATGAGAACCTGAGTAAGATTGCCTACGCCATCTACCCGTGCGCAACGGGGTGGACGTGCGAGAGCAGCAAGGGGCTGCGCGACAGGCTCATCGACCTGCTGGGAGGCGTGCATGAGCATCGCTGCGACGCTGGACGTAGTTGCGCTCGTGGGGATAGCCATGCTTGTGGTGTGGGCGAACCTACCGAGGCGATGACCTACGACATGCTGGGCAACGAGCGGCACAAGGCGGTGTGCAGGCTGCGCGAGTGGGAGCCAGACGAGGACGGGATGCCACGCAGGGAGCTTTGGGAGGCCGTCATGGGCGAGGAGCTGCCGACCGTACCTCTGAAGGGCGACGCCGAGCTGGACATCATCATGCGCGACCGCCTCATATACCTTCTCGGCGGGGACGAGCCGACTGCAATGGAGTACATCCAGCGCATCGTAAGGGAGCATGACATAAAGTGCTTGGACATGGAGCTAAGCGGTGCTGAGCTGAGCCAAGCTAGCGTCAACGCCGTGCGCGTCGTGCGCGCGTCGGGCGTCGTGGGCAACTGCAGGTGCTCCTCGTGCAACTGGAGGATCGACCCGGTCGACCTTTTCTGCCGCCGGTGCGGCAAGGAGCTGATCGGCACGATCTACGAGCGTGGCGAGTGAAGGAGGGCAAATGGTTACCATAAGCGCGTACGAGGCGCTGCGCGAGAGCAGCTGGGCGATCGTGACCCGCAAGGAGCCGAGGCATGTCTACGGTCTCTATCCCGACGAGGACACCGCGTCAAGGATATGCGCCGACCTCAACCGCCGCTACGACGGCGCGTACGAGGTCGCGTCAATCGCCATCAACCGCGACGTCCTCGGCATCCGAGCGAGGGCCGAGGACATCGTGCGCTCGCTCTCGCTGGGCAAGATGGGTGAGGGCGAGGCCATCCGGCACATCGTGCGTCTGGCCACGTCATGAGGCGGCGCAAGGCGATGGCGGATGGCCGGAGGCGGGCCCGTGCGCGGAGACGCCACGCGGCCCGCCGCCGCGCCCGCACGGAGCGACGCGAGCGTGACAAGGCCGTCTCGGCCTCGTACGGCCGCACGGCGCATCAGGCGTGCGGCCGCAAGAACCGCTACCCGAGCGAGGGCGTCGCGCAGACGCGCGCGATTGCCTACGAGGTGCTGCGCGGTCAGGAGCTGCGCGTGTACCGATGCCCGTATTGTGGCGGCTGGCACCTCACGAGCCACGGCGTATAAGATTGTTGATTGTCGGCGGGTGCGGGGCAGGGAGGCCTTATGGGAGCGCGCGAGTTCTTTTTGTCGGTGTACGCCGCGGCGGAGGAGGTCGGCCGCACGCGGCGCACACTTGCGCGCATGAGGTCGCACGAGGGCCTGCGCGGGGGCATCGCGGCTGGCTCATCGTCCGGCTCCCACGCGGACTCCATGCGCCCGACGGACGAGCGCATGGACTTCGAGGAGCGCATGCGCGCCCGACTGGAGACGGACCGGGCCATCATCGATGAGGCAACGGCCATCATCTACGGCTCCAAGGCCGGCACCGGCGGCGTCGCCGCGCTGCTGGGCACCGCCACGGCCGACACGCTCTGGTGGCGCTACTGCATGGCCAAGGGCTGGCACGAGGTGAGCTGGCAGGTCGAGCGCTCGGAGAGCTGGTGCCGCACGCACGTGGGCCTCGCGTTCGACCTGATAGACTCGCTCGGTGCGGGTGCGGTGAAGGCGGGAGACGGCGGGGCAGACTGGTAGGTGGCGCTCGCTGACGCTCTGTGGCGCTCGCTGGTGGATGCTGGCGTACTCTGGCGCTCGCTGGCGCTCCGTGGCGGCGTATCTCGTGGTATTGGTAGGGTGCGGAAGCGCGTGGGGGCATCGGTCCGAGGGGATCGGTGCCCCCACCCACATACGGCCACGCGGAGGTGCCATGCTCACCATCCAGACGCTCGTGGACATCGCGATGAGGTACGCCACGTACATGAGCGACGCAATGATCATCGCGTGCATCCAGCGCCACTACGCCACGGGGGAGCCGCTCGTCGTGCCGAGCCGCAGCCCCATCGATGTGCCCGACCCGCTGGGAGTCCCCTTGGGGGCGGACGCGGGCTACGAGCTCGTGGAGGGGGAGTGGCGGCGCCTGGTGGAGGGCAACGCGGACACCAGGTGGCAGCACGTGTGATGGTCGCGTGGGCTACGTTTGCGGGGTGGTGGCGATTGGTAACCCTCGTGTGGGCAACGGCAATGCCCGGCGCAAGCTCAGGATATGGCTCAAGAGCCAAGGGCGGCCATGCTGGATATGCGAGGCGTTCGGCCGTCCGGCCGAGATCGATTACTCACTTCCCGCGAATAATCCATGGGCGTTCGAGGTTGACGAGCTGGTGCCCGTGAGCAAGGGCGGGTCGCCGATTGATAGGGACAACGTGGACGCGGCCCACCGCAGGTGCAACCAGTGGAGGGGCAACAAGTCCGTGGCGACCGTGATGAGGATTGCCAGCCAAGGCAAGCACAACGCTTCTAACGCCTTCTCAGTCACCGGCACGACGTCCCGCGAGTGGTGAGCCGCGCCCTGCGCCTTCTGACGCCAGAGCAAGCCTCAGGCACGGGTGGGGGTATACCCCCCCATGCCGCCCCACGGCAACCCCGGCGGCATAGTGCCGATTTACACACAAGGAGTTTTTCATGGGCCGGATGGTGGATGCGACGTCGGACTTCGCGCTCCTGGGAGGGTTGAAGGCCCTTGCGCGCCAGCTCGCCGAGGAGATCGACGCATGCGATGACCAGAAGCTCATCGCCGGCCTCGCGCGGCAGTACCGAGAGACCATGACGCAAATCGACTCACTGGGGGACGGTCTGAACGATGATGACGAGATCGCTGCCATCATCCTACGCAACAGGCAATCAGGTACCGACTAGCTTCGTCATCCCGGAGTACGACACCAACGACGTGCTGGATACGCTCGACCTGCTGGCCGAGGCGGGCTTCGAGTGCATGGACTGGCAGTCGTTCTTGCTGGAGGCGTGGATGGGCGTGTCGCCGAGCGGGCGGTGGTCCGCCCCGGTGGTGGGCAACGAGACGAGCCGGCAGCAGGGCAAGACGCGCTGCATCCAGGGCAGGAGCGCGTCGGAGATGCTCTTCTACGACGGGACCGTGATCTACACAGCCCAGCTGCAGAAGACCTCGACGGAGACGTTCGAGGAGATGGCCCAGCTCATGGACACGAGGGCGCTGCGCAAGTTCCTCGCGCCGAAGGGCATCAGAACGGCGCTCGGCCGAGAGGAGATAAGGCTCAAGAGCGGCGCGAAGATGAAGTTCCTCGCGCGCACGCGCAACGGCGGCAACGGACAGCACGGCTCGCTGCTGGTCTTCGACGAGGCCCAATACCTCGAGCCGCAGTCGCAGGGATCGTTCCTTGGCGCCATCTCGGCCTGCCGCACAAGGCGCGGGCCGCAGACGATCTACAACGGCAACGCGCCGGAGGAGGGCGACTACGGGAAGGTGTTCGAGCGCATCCGCAGCGACGCGCTCGACGGCAAGACGCGGCGCACGGCATGGACCGAGTGGAGCATAGGCTGCACGAAGGAGGTGCCGGTGACGTCGAACCGAGAGGACTGGGTGCGCGTGAACCCGTCCTGGGGGATGCTGCTCGACCCCGAGACCGCGGAGTCCGAGTACGAGAGCCTGGAGCCCGTGCAGTTCGCCCACCAGCGACTTGGGTGGTTCAAGGAGAGCGAGGGTGCCGACAAGCTCTTCAGCTCGGAGGAGTGGGACGCCACGCAGGTCGATGACGCGCCGGAGTCCTGGTCTCGCCTCGCGTACGGCGTGAGGTTCAGGCCGGACGGCCGCAGCGTCGCGCTGGCCGTCTGCGTGATGAACGAGGCCTCGGCGCACGTCGAGCTCATACGGGAGGAGTCCATGACGATTGGCATCGAGTGGCTCGAGGACTGGATCGCCACGCGCGCCAGGGGCGCATCGGCGATAGCGATAGACGGCAAGTCTGACGTCGAGGATCTCAAGCAGAGGCTCGTCAGGCGCAAGGTGCCCAAGACCCGCATCGTCAAGGCGACGCCCGCCAACGCGGCGTCAGCGGCCGGGATGTTCCTGAACGCGGTCAGGGAGAGGACCGTCACGCACGTTGACGACCAGGTTCTGAGGGACACCGCGCTCGAGGTCTCCAAGAGAAGGATCGGCGAGGGGTTCGGCTTTGAGGGCGAGTTCGCCGAGCGAATCGACTCCTGCGCACTCGCGCTGTGGGCGGCGAAGACCGCCAGGTGCGACCCATCGAGAAAGGGGCGTGTCGGATGCTAGGGCAGGACTACTACGACACCCACACGTGGCACCCTGCAGAGGCGCAGGTGTCTCTGCGGGGCATGGCCGAAGCGGACGGCATCACCGAGGAGGCGAGGTATGCCGTCGGCCTCCTGTCCGAGGAGTACGACCGCCACGCCCGGCACAACGAGATGCTCCGCGACTACTACGACGGAAACGTGCGCGTGGGCGACTACGGCGTGACGGCCAGCATCGACAACGACCAGACGTGCCACTGGCCCGAGAAGGCCGTGAACGACTGGGCCGAGCGCATCAACCTGGAGTACTTCACCCTTCCCGAGGGCGTGGACGATGCGGTGATGCGGGACGTGGTCGAGCGTAACAACCTGGTCGACAACTACAACCAGCACGTGCCCGTCAAGGGTCTGTACGGATGCATGGCGGCGACGGTGAACCGCGGGTTCGACGGTCACGCGCTGATCCGCTTCCATGGTGCCGACACGTTCACAGCCATCCCGTCCCCCGACTTCACTGACGGGGTGGTCGCGAGCGGGCTTGCGATCGCGAGGCGTGAGTTCGCGCCGTGGTCGCAGGGCGCCATGGTGCCGACCATCGTCAACCTGCACCTCCCGCACAACGTCGGCGAGTTCCGCCAGTACGACGACGGCAGGTGGTCGTACTCGGAGGGCAGGATGGCCGAGCAGCTCCCGACGCTGTACGTCTTCGCGCACCGCCGTGTGGGGACAGTCGCGCCGTTCGGTCGCACCAGGATCACCAAGTTCGTGCGCACGCTCACCGACGACGCTATCCGCTGCATGTTCCACATGCAGGTCTCCGGCGCCTTCTACTCCATGGCCAAGCTGTGGGCGACCGGCCTCACCGACGAGCAGTTCGACGCGATGATGGAGGACAAGGACAAGTTCCAGCTGGCGAGGATGCTGCTGCTCACCGCGAACGAGCAGACGGACAGGGACCCGAACGTGGGGCAGCTGAGCGGCAACAGCCCGCAGCCGTTCATAGACGAGCTCCGCAGCCTGGCCGCGCAGTTCTCCGGAGCGACGGGCGTGCCGCTGAGCTCGCTCGGCATCATCCAGGACAACCCATCCAGCGCCGAGGCCATCCAGTCCGGGCGGGAGGACATCTGCCTCATAGCCCAGCGCGACATCGCCGCAGACAAGGCGACGCTCCGCCGCGTGATGCGCGCGGCCATGGCGATAGAGACGAACGCCACCACCGACACGCTGGATGCGGGTCTGCGCGACATACAGGCGAAGTTCTCCGACCCGATACTGCACACCCTCTCCGAGCGCTCGGACTGGGCGCTCAAGGTGAACAGCATGCGCCCTGGGTTCGGGCAGACCGACGTCGCGGCAAGGGCCGTTGGCATCGACGACGCCGACCTGGAAGGCGTGAAAGCCGACGAGATGCGGGCGAACGCGGCTCAGATGATGTCGCAGCTGTTTGCTCAGCCCCAACAGGGAACGGAGCAGGGGAATGATTCCGCGCCTGTGGGTGGATAACTTCACGGCTGGCATCAATGCCATATCCAAGAAGGCTAGGAAGACTCTTGCGAACCTCCTGGCATCGATTGATATGGGACAGGATGTTACGACCGTTCGAGAGCAGGCCGTGCAGGCGATGCAGGGAGTGTGCGGAACGTCCACGCAGGGAGCTGCAATGCTCGCCGCCGAGTTCTACAACGGCATCCGCCAGTACGAGCTGGGCGAGACCATCGACGCCACGTTCGACAGCGGACGTGAGCCGGAGGCCACAGAGGGCGCGGTTCGCGCGTTCGCGCAGAAGCTGGTTGACGGCAAGCAGGACGAGTTCGTGGACGCATGCCTGGACCGCGCAGACTACGAGGTGAAGGTCGCGGCTGCGCAGACGTGCGTGAACAACGCCAAGATTGACCCGAAAAAGCCGAGGTTCGCGCGCGTCCCTTCGGGAGAAGACACGTGCGAGTTCTGCCTGATGCTCGCAAGCCGCGGGTTCGTCTACCACACGGAGGTCACCGCGAGCCACGCGCACGCCAACTGCGACTGCCGCATCATCCCGTCGTGGAAGTCTGAGGTGGTCGAGGGATACGACCCCGACGAGCTGTATGCGCTGTATAAGGACAATTACAGAAAGAAGTGCTCGGATATCGACTCTAGGCTTGCCCGTCCTGCTCGAGAGTTCAGGAGACGCGAGAAATACCTACAAAAGCATGCTGAGCAGATGTCAGACGATGAGGTGGCTGAGTACGAGAGGAGCCTCAGAGAGCTCTATCACGAAAAGATAGAATCCTATATCGAGTCATTCTCGAAAGACGGCCTCATACATGCAAAGTACGGCGCTATTCCATATGGCAAGGAGATACTTGCAGGTAAGGTTCTCGCAAGCAAAGGCCGTGACGTCACCTATCTTCGAGAAGTTGACGAAAACGGAATCAAGAACATAGACACTGTGATTGATGGGAAGCTGTTTGAGCTGAAATGCGTTGAACAGCCTAAAGACGCCATTCCAAGCAAAGAGCCTATGCGATATGTCGAGAGTAACTATCGAAGGGCAATCAAGCAATTTGAAGAACCACACTTTAGCGCTGATGGCGAAACGGTCGTAAGCAACGATACCGCTCGAATCGTGTTCGACTCTCGAGGAAGAGACGACAATGACCAAGACGTTGAAGCTGAGCTCAGAAAAAGAAATGCGTCTGGAAAAGCAAAGACTATTCTGATGATTGGCCAGTACGAAGACATAATCGACATATAAAAGGAGGCGTAGCTGTTCCTATGCAGGACCACCACGCCTCGCTTTTCCATTACTAATATACCCCATTTCGCGTTAGTTTAACAGGTAAAACCCCTGATTCTGGTTCAGGAGAAGAGGGTTCGGTAACCACTTACTGAATCAAGCGTCCACATGGGCGCTTTTTTCATATCGGCAAGGCGCTGGCCAGAGACAGCGCCAAACACGACGGGGCTGCGGAAAGCGGCCCTTTTTCATGCCCGGAAAGGGCGGAAGGGAGCGGCCACATGGCTGACGAGACCACGGTGGGGCCGGAGCAGGCCACCACGCAGGAAACGGACTGGAAGGCGAAGTACGAGAAGATGCGCGACCACTCCCGCGAGTGGGAGAAGAAGGCGCGTGCCAACCAGTCCGCGGCGGACGAGCTGGAAAAGCAACGAGCCGACAGCCAGACCGAGCAGCAGAAGGCGATGGAGCGAGCCGAGCGAGCCGAGGCCGAGCTGAAAAAGCTCAAGGACGAGGCCGAGCGCGCGCGAATCGTCGCCGAGGTGTCGAGCAAGAGCGACGTCCCAGCGGACGTGGTTGCGATGCTCAACGGCGCTGACGCCGAAGAGCTTGCAGACCAGATAGACCGCATCAAGAAGGTGCTGCTCGCGGCTCCCACACGCACGGACGACGGCGGCGGCAAGTCCGTCGCCAAGAAGAGCAACGCGGATCGATTCGCGGAAACCCTAGGAATCTGAGGAGGGCAACATGCCTACGACCTACCAGGATCACTCCCGTAAGAGCACCAACGTAATCTTCGACCCGGAGGTCTCCAACGAGATCATCACGAAGGCGCAGGAGCAGTCCGCCATCATGCAGCTCGCGCAGCGCATGAGCATCGCGCCCGAGGGCAAGAAGTTCCAGACCATCGTCGGGGACCCCTCGCCCGAGTGGGTCGCCGAGACGAACGACAAGCCCGTCGACTTCTTCTCGTTCGGGGCAAAGACGGTCACCCCGTACAAGATGGCCCTCATCGTGCCGTTCTCCATGGAGTTCCGGCGCGACAAGAAGGCGCTGTACGACGAGTGCATCCGCCGCGTCCCGGCGCTGTTCGGCAGGAAGTTCGACGCGACGGCCATGGGAAGCTCCGCGCCGGGAACCGGGTTCGACGTCTTCGGCTCCGCAAGCAAGGCGTCCATCCTGCCAGACGCCAGCAACCACATCGACGTGTACGACCGCTTCCTCGCCGTGGACTCCACAATCGGCGCCGCCGACGGCATCATGAGCGGAATCGGCCTCGCGCCCCAGGGCCGCTCCATCGTGCTCGGTGCGAAGGACGGGCAGGGATACCCCATCTTCACCCCAGGCGTGCAGTCCGGTCAGCTCGGCAACATCCTCGGCGCCGCAGTGTCGGTGAACAAGGGCGTCTACGTCGCTGGCTCCGCAGCCTCCGGCACGGCCGGCCAGGCCGGCTACGTCGCGGGCGTGCCCGCCACGGTGGGTATCGCGGGCGACTGGGACGACGCCGCATACGGCGTCATCGGCCAGATCACGGGCTCCATCTCCGAGGAGGCGACGCTCACCTACACGGACGAGAACTCCCAGACCGTAACGCTCGGCCTCTGGCAGAAGAACATGTTCGCGGTGCGCTTCGAGATCGAGCTCGCCCTCATGGTCCGCGACATCAACAAGTTCGTGCTGCTCACCGGCACGACCCCGACGGGGGCCTAGGGATGGCTGAGCTCAAAGCCCTCAACGGCTGCATCGTCCAGGCGAGCGAAGAGGCGGTGCCCAGGCTCCTCGCGGCCGGCTTCGTGCGCGTCGGCGACACCGCGCCGCTCGAGCGCGAGCGGCCGACGCCGAGGCGCACGGCCAAGAAGGCGCCCAGGGGGTAGCGATGGCATTCGAGGCGTTCGCCACCGTCGAGGACCTGCTCGATGGGTGGCCAAACAAGACGCTCAACGAGTCGGAGGCGGCGGCGGCGGACGCCTTGCTGTTGCGGGCGTCCGCGTACATCGCCACGCTGCTGGGGCAGCGTGGCATAGGGATCGACGCCGAGGACGAGCTGCAGGCGCTCAACCTCAAGACCGTCACGGTCAACATGGTGCGCCGCTCCATGTCGTCCGGCGACGTGGACGGGCTTGCGAGCATGGCGCAGACCATCGGCTCGACCACGGCGCAGGTGTCGTGGTCGAACCCCACCGCCGCGTTCTACCTGAGCCCGCTGGACAAGAAGATCCTGGGTCTTTCGGGCACCGGCGGGCGCGCCGGATGGGCGGACCTGGCTCATGGCGAAGAGGATGCGGGGCAGCCATGACCTCCCTCGGGACGATGCCGCTGCTCAACGACTACTCGCTCTGCCGCCAGACCGTCAGCATCTACCACTGCGAGGGCGGCGAGGTCACGCGCACCGTCGCGTCCCCCGCCTACCTCGACTTCAAGAAGACGCAGACCGTGGGGAAGACGGGCAGCGCCGAGGCGAACGGCTTCCTGCTCGTCATCCCCTGCACATCGGAGGTGCCCGTCGCGGTCGGCGACAAGGTCATGGCCGGGGAGGGGCCCGACGTCGACCAGGAAGACCCCATGGGCTGGTGGCGGGCCTTCGTGCCGGCCAGGCACGTGGGCCTCGTGGTCGTGGGGTACGTGGACCCCAAGTACTGGAACGGCGAGCTCGTGCACGTGGAGGCGGGTGGATAGCATGGCGAACAAGCGGTTCATGACCGTCGAGACGGCCATCCCCGGTTCCTTCCAGATCATGAGGAAGCTTGGCGTCGAGAGGGACGGCGACGTGCAGGACAAGCTGAACGACCTCGTCGCCAACAACCTCAGGGACTACATGCCGCAGGAGAGCGGCAGGCTGGTCGGGAGCATGCGGAAGCTCGCGAGCGACCGCATCCGCGTGGACACGCCCTACGCACGATTCCTCTTCTTCGGCGTCACCGCGAGGGGCGACCCAGTCCACTACGAGAACCTCAACCCCCAGGGCGCCGCGCACTGGGACCGGCGGATGGTGGCCGAGCGCGGCGCCAAGATCATCGCGGAACTGCAGCGATACGTTAGGAGTCGCAGAAGATGACGGCATTGGAGACCATGCGTGAGTTCGTCCGGTCCTTCCCCGGGTACGACGTGCTCTCGCGCCTCGACATCGACTACACGGACAAGGTCCCGAACAGCGGGGGGCTGTTCCCGAGCGGCATGGTCGAGGTGTCGCGCCGAACTGACATCCTCGGCAACGTCACCGTGACCAACCAGCTCAACTTCGCGCTGTACACCACGCTCGAGAAGTGGGAGGACGGCGCGGACAACGCGGAGTGGCAGCTCGAGTTCCAACAGTGGGTCCAGGAGCGGTCCGCGCGGGGGCTCGCGCCGGCCTTCGGGGACGACCCGAAGCGGGAGCTGATCGTGGCGCAGAACGGGCAGCTGTTCGGCGCCGGCGAGGAGGGGACCGCGCTCTACGTCATTCAGATTAACGTCCAATTCGTGAGGAACTACTAAGGAGACCGACATGGCTGATCTCACCTTCAACACCACCAGTGGGCAAACCGTCGCGCGAAGCCTGATGATCCTGTACCTGAACACCGGCACGTCCAGCACCCCGGTGTGGTCGCCGCTCGGCAAGCGCGTCGAGGACTCCAGCATGGAGCTCGACTGGTCGGACGAGTCGACGCAGGACATCCTTGGGAACGTCTACGGCACCATGAAGAAGCCCGTCGTCACCCAGAGCTTCGACCCGTACAAGCTGGACGGCGGCGACGCCGCGATCGTGAAGATCTGGAACCTCGCGGTCAAGGACCAGGACGCTCAGGCCCTCGCCGCCCAGGACGTGCTCCTGGTGCACTTCTACGCCGGAACTTCGTCGGCGCCGTTCGCCGAGCGCTACGACTCCGCCATGATCCGTCCGACGGGCCTCGGCGGCGAGGGCGGTGGCGACATGGAGATGCCGATCGACGTCACCTTCGGGGGCACGCGCACCACTGGCACTGCGTCGAAGGACTCGTCCACCGGCGCGGTCACGTTCACCGCGGCCTAGGGAGCGAGGGATGGCAAAGTCGCTGAAGTTCGACACCGGCCTTGTCGAGTACGACATCAACGGCGTCGCGAAGGTCAGCTTCAATCCCACGGACGAGACGTTCGTGCACAACCTGGAAGGCACGTTCGGCAGGCTGGATGGCCTGCAGGGCAAGCTGAGCGATGGCGAGGGCTTCGGCAGCTTCGTCGGTCTCGACAAGGAGATGCGCGAGGCGGTCGACGGCCTGCTTGGCGCCGGCGTCTCGGACGCGCTGTTCCCAAACATGAACTGCTACGCAATAGCTGACGGCCTTCCCGTGTGGATGAACCTGATACTTGCGCTGCTCGACGAGGTCTCGGAGGCGTATGAGCGCGAGTTCGGCAAGACCGACAGACGCGTGAGGGCTCACAAGGCGAAGTACGACGCGCTCATGGCCAAGTACCGCACGGGGAAGTAGATGGGCGGCTGGGATCTTCCCAAGGACGCCGAGATCAACGGAACGACATACCAGATACGCAGCGACTACCGCGCCGTGCTCGACGTGCTGACCATCTCGGCCGACCCCGAGCTCACCGACGACGAGCGCGGCGCGCTCGCCCTGGAGGTCTTCTATCCCGACTTTGGCGCAATGCCGCCGAGCGACTACGGCGACGCGGTCAAGTTCCTGAGGTGGTTCGTCGGCGGGGGCGACATCCACGCGAGGCCACCGCGGCGCAAGCTCGCAGACTGGCAGCAGGACTTCCCGCTCATCGTATCGCCAGTGAACCGCGTGCTCGGCTACGAGGTGCGTGACGTCGAGTACCTGCACTGGTGGACGTTCCTCGGGGCGTACATGGATGTGGGGGACTGCCTGTTCGCGCAGGTGGTGTCGATACGCAAGAAGCGGTCCATGGGAAAGCGGCTCGATAAGCACGAGCGCGAGTTCTACCGGGAGAACCGCGACCTCGTTGACTTCCGCGTCCAGGAGACCGACGCGGAGAAAGAGATCCTCGACGAGTGGATGTGAGGTGAGGGCAGATGGCCGACGGCTCCATTACATTCAAGACCGCCCTGGACAACAGCGACCTCGAGAAGCAGATGCGAAGGGCCGAGCAGAAGGTCGAGCGGCTCAAGAACAAGGTGGAGGGCTCGCAGATCGACAGGACTCTCATCGAGAAGCAGATGGAGCGCGCCGGCGAGTCAATCGACAGGGCGAGGGGAAAGATCGCCGAGCTGGAGTCGCAGCTCGAGGCCATGGGCAGCCCGGATGACATGGATGCCTCCCAGCTCCGCGCGGCGACGGAGATCACGAAGCAGATAAACGAGCAGTACGAGGCACTGGAGAGGCAGCGCGCGAAGCTGGGCCAGCTCGGCGACGCATGGAGCAAGGCGAACGAGAAGGTCGACACGTACGGTACCGCCCTGCAGGGTGCCCAGAGCCGCAGCGAGAGGCTGTCTGGCGAGTATGCGAAGAGCCAGCAGCGCCAGGAGATGTACCAGCAGTACGAGCAGGCGCAGGCGAAGGCGCGCGAGCTTCGCGAGGCCGCCGTCAGCGCGACGGCAGACTCCACCAGCGCGTGGCAGAGGTTCGGCAACGGGGTCAGGGAGACGTTCTCGGGAGTCGCGGCCAACGTGCGAGAGCGCATGGCGAACGTCGCGAGCCAGGCCGTCTCGCCATGGCAGTCGTTCGCAAGCCGAATCAACACGATGCTTCGCAAGGTGTTCGTTTTCGGCGTCATTCTCAGCGGGATAAGGGCGCTGAAGAACGAGCTTGGCTCCATGCTCATGCAGAACAGGCAGTTCAACGCGAGCGTCGAGAACCTCAAGAGCATCATGCGCGGCTTCCTCGGACAGATGGTGCAGATGGTGCTCCCCGTGCTGACGGGGGTCGTCAACACGCTCGCGCAGGCGTTCCAGCGCATCGCAAGCTTCATCGACTCGGTCTTCGGCACGAACATCATGGCCAACATCGACCAGCAACGCCAGCAGTCGAGCGACGCCGTCCAGCAGGCCAACGCCCAGAAGATGGCCGAGTACGACGCTCAGGTGGCCAAGGAGCGGGAACGCTACGAGAAGCAGGTCGCTGCGGCCGAGGAGCGCCAGGCGAAGGCCGCGCAGAAACTGGAGAAGGCGCAGAAGAAGGCCAACCAGCAGCTCTTCGCGTTCGACGAGCTGAACAAGATGGCCGAGGACTCGTCGGAGGACGCCGCAGACGCCCTCGAGGACTACATGGACGGCATCGAGGAGCCGGACTACTCGGGAATCGAGCCGCCACAGCTCGAGACCGACTGGACCCAGGACCTCGTGCCCGACGCGGGCGTTCTGCAAGGCGTGCTCGACTGGCTGGACATGCTGCGAGACAGAATCCTGAACGACCTCGACGGGCCGTTCGCGCGGATCCGCGAGGGGCTGGAGCTCATCAAGAAGGGATGGGACGAGCTGGTGCAGGGCTTCGCCACCGGCGACCTCGGGCTGATATGGCAGGGGATAGTCGACATAATAGTTGGCAGCCTGTACGTCATAGAGGGCGCGTTCGGGGCGCTCATGGACTGGCTCGACGAGCAGACCGGTGGCAGGTTCCACGACATCTTCGAGGGGCTCAAGCTTATCGTGCACGGCTTCGTGGAGGTCGTGGAGGGCCTGCTCAGGGGCGACCTCCCGCTCGCCTTCCAGGGACTCATGGACATGTTGGACGGGCTGACGCTCACGGTCCACGGGATCATCGACGCCATCTCCGGGTTCGTCCACTCCGGAGTGGACGGGATATTCGAGTACCTAAAGGAGAAGCTGCCGCAGTTCGAGGGCCCGCTGAGCGACCTGCAGGCCTTCGCACACGGGGTCATAGACACCGTCACCAAGTACCTCCACGACAAGCTCGACGGCGCGCGCCAGTTCATCGGCGGCGTGCTCGACGTGATAGTGGGCCTGCTCACCCTCGACGCGGACAGGGTGCTGCGAGGCGTGACGGGCATGTTCGACGGCATGAAGCGCAACCTCCAGGCCCTGATTGACTTCTTCAAGGGCATGATCGGCAACGCGTTCAACCTCCTGCGCAACTCGGCCGACAGGACCTTCAACTCCCTCGCCGAGAAGTTCCCCCAGCTAAGGGGCCTGTTCGAGGGGCTGAGAATCTTCGTCAATGGCCACCTCGACTTCTTCGAGAGCAGCATCAGGGGCATCCTCGACGGCGTTGGCAGGGTGCTGGGCGGCGCCCTGGAGGGGGCCAAGCAGGCCGTACGCGGCGCCATAGACGTGATCGTCGGCATCTTCACGGGCAGCGGGGACCGGATCGTCAGGGGGCTCAAGGGCATCGTGAACGGGTTCATCTCCGTCGTGGAGGGCATCCTCGACGGCGTGATCGTCGGCGTCGTCGGCTTCGTGAACGGGATAGCCGCGGGGCTGTCCAACATCCCCGGCGTGGACATACCCTCCATCACGTTCCGCAGCGTCAACCTGCCGAGGCTCGCGGGCGGCGCGGTGATTCCGCCGAACCGCGAGTTCCTCGCCGTGCTCGGCGACCAGAAGGGCGGCAACAACATCGAGACGCCCGAGGCGCTCATGCGGCAGGTGGTTCGCGAGGAGGTCGGGCCGCTTCTTGCCGACGTGGTCGCCGCATTGCTGAACGGTGACGGCTCTGGCCAGTCCCAGGACGTCGTCCTCATGGTCGGGCGCAAGGAGCTGGCGCGCGAGACGCTGCGCGGGATGCGCGAGCTCAGCGACAGCCGAGAGCTAGGCATGACCGGTATCGTGTTCGGATAGGGGGTTGACATGGGAGCACTGAAGGTTGGAACGTCGCCCGAGGCCCTGTACGACGTGCCGAACCCGACCGCGATGAAGTTCAGCTACAAGGACATAAGCTCATCGGACGCCGGACGCACGAATGACGCGAACCTCACGATGCACAAAAACGTCGTTGCGAGAAAGGTGACGATAGCTCTCTCGTGGAAGGGGCTTGACGAGACGGCGACGCAGTCCGTGATGCTTGCCTTCAGGCCGCAATACTTCTACGTCAGGTACTTCGACGTGGAGGAGAACGCCTACGTCATCCGCCAGTTCTACGCCGGTGACAAGAGCGCCGATGTGGGGACGTACCACCGCAACAGCAACTTCCAGATAGGTGGCGTCACATACGAGGCGATATCGTTCAACATAATCGAGGTGTGACATGCTCTCTACAAGCTTTGCGTTCCGAAAGTACGTTGTAGATGGCGGACACCTTGCGACGAAGGTGGAGTTCGAGTTCGCGGACGAATCGACAAGGACCATCTATGGCGAGGACATCGTCATGGGTGGTCTGTCGTTCTCCTCCGCGACGTCATCTTCCAGCGGATTCGACATAGGTGCCGCAATAATCGGCTCGTCAGAGATCACGCTCGCAAACTACGACGGGCAATGGGACGATGCCGACTTCACGGACGCAACCTGCGCCATAAGCGTCGGCGCGAATGTCGGCAGTGGCATAGAGTGGCTTCGCAAGGGCGCCTACGGCATCGAGCAGCCTGAGTCGTATGACTCGACCCTAACGCTGACCCTGCATGACAACATGAGGCTGTTCGAGCGCGACTACTCTGAGGTAACGACCGTATACCCAGCCACGTTGCAGACCATCGTCAACGACATCTGCGACACGTGTGGCGTAACCATGGTCAGCTCGTCCTTCCCACGTGACTCGCACCTCGTCAACAACAGGCCAGACGACGCCAACACGAGCTGCCTTGACGTGCTCGCGTGGGCCATGCAGGCGGCCTGCTGCTGGGCGCGCATGGACCCGCTGGGAAGGCTCGAATGCAGGTGGTACGACACTGGCGCGTTCGAGACCGAGGACTGGCTGGACGGCGGAAGCTTCATGACCACCAGCACCCCGTACTCTGACGGAGACGTTGCGGACGGCGGCGGCTTCCACTTCGACGTTGACAGCGCCAATGGCGGCGTCTTCAGGCAGGTGCCGTGGGCCACGATCACCGCGATAAAGTCGCTGACCACAGCCACCGACGACGTTGTGGTAACCGGCATTCGCGTAATCGCGTCGGACGAGGTGCAAACGGACGGCACGCCCGGAAACGCTGGCGAGTCTCACCTATACGGCACGGACGAGTACGTGATAGAGGTGTCTGGAAACCCGCTGATCGAGTACGGCTCTGCCGAAGTGGTTGCGACGACGATTGGCGCGGAAGTCGTTGGCATGCGGTTCCGGCCGCTGACCGTCAGCTCGCTTGGGGACCCGGCCATAGAGGCGGGCGACCCTGCGCTGGTCATCGACAGAAGGGGCAGGACCTACAGGACGTGGGTCACAAACCTGACGTGGAAGCACGGCGGCTACCAGTCGATTGATTGCGGCGCGGAGACTCCCGCTCGCAACAAGGCTGAGTCATATAGCGCCATGACGAGGGCGATAGTGCAGCAGCGCCATGCCGTGCGTGTTGAGCGCATCGCAAGGGAGGCCGCGGTGGGAAACCTCGCGCACCAGCTCGCACACTCGAGCGGGCTGTACATGACCGAGCAGGAGCAGCAGGACCACTCGCGCATCTACTACATGCACGACAAGCCGACCCTGGCGGAGTCGCAGATCGTGTGGAAGATGACGGCTGACGCGCTCGGCATATCCACGGACGGCGGGGTTTCGTATCCGTATGGCATAGACGTGACTGGAACGGCGATACTGAACCGCGTGTACACGATAGGCTTGGACGCCACGTACATAACCGCCGGGATAATCAGCGACCAGGCGGGGAAGTACAGTTGGAATCTACAGACTGGCGTGTTCACGGCGCTCGATGACCTCACGACCATGGTGAGGACGTATGGATCTGGCATACTCGTGTGCAGGCCAGGCAACTTAGTGGGCGCGTTGGTCAACTCAAGCGGAAGCTTCGACGTGTGCTCCGTGACATGGGTCGATGGCGTGCCGACTGCCGGGAACGTCCTCACGAGCATCCTCGACACTGGCATGAAGGTGTATTCGAACGGCGTCCTCACGTTCGAGATACAGCAGACGCAGATACTCATGAAGCCGAGAGGCGGGGCGTCCGGATGGACTGCTATAAACTCGAGCGGCATGTACTGGTACAACGGCCAAACCATAAAGGCCCAACTAAACGTCGGCGGCACAAGGCAGTACCTCGCCCTAGACTCCATCATGCTCACGGAGTGGAATGGTGGGGGGAGACTCTACTCGAAGGGAAACTTCGTCATAGTCGCCTACGCGGAATCCGGCAACACCTACGACATTAACGCACACTCCCCAAACATTTGGATGATTTCGGGGACCAGCCTCGAGGATGGCTCCGTGACCATAGGGCCCGGCAGCATATCACCAAACATCCTCAAGGTGAGCAAAGACGGCGTGAACATCACACAGCACATGATTGTCCATCGAACCATAAGCACGTCATCGGCAATCGAAATGGACTGTGATGACAGCCTGTATATAAACGCAAAGCACATATATGTGAAAAGCACAGCCACTGGCAACCAGCAAATGCTCGTATAGGGAGGCACGATGTACAGCAACTTCGAGATGGACGGCATGAGAAGCTCGTTGCAGCCCCTTCTGGAGATGAGGAACACGTGCGGATATGCGGCCGCGCGCAACTACCGGATACTCAGCGACGAGCTGACCGAATACGACCAGCGCAAGCGCGAGATCATGTCAGAGATTGGTGAGCATGAGATCGTTGACGGCAAGGAGACTGGCCTTTTGTACGTCCCAAACGAGAAGGTCGGCGAGTACCTGGAGAGAATCAAGTCGTATGGAGAGGTAAGGCACTCCCCGCAACTGATGCGCATCAAATGGGACGATGCCATTGGCGTCCTCAGCGGGAACGAGATGCTCACCGTCCAATGGATGTTCGAGGAATAGACAGATGGCAATACAGATGAGACGCGGCGCATACTCCGACTTCGACCCGACGAAGATGATAGCGGGCGAGTGGGCCATCGTCACGAGCGGCGACCCCACGACGGTGACGGGCCGCGCGGTATACCATTGCTTCGTCGCCGGTCAGGTGGAGAAGATCGCGTCGTACAACGACGCGGCTCAGATCATCATCAACGCCATCCCAGACGTCGTGGACCAGGCAACGGCCGCGATCGAGCAGGCGGAGCAGGAACGCGTTGACGCCGAGGCGGCGAGGGTGCTGGCCGAGGCCGCACGCGTCATCGCGGAGGAACAGCGCGTCATCGCGGAGGAGCAGCGCGTGCTTGCCGAGAGCTCGCGCGTCACGGCCGAGACGGCACGCGAGCAGAAGGTCATAACGTCGGCATCGGCCACGGTCGGTACGGGTACGGGAACGCCTAGCGCGAACGTCACGCTGGGTCAGCCATCCTCAAGCGGTCGCAGCGTCGCGTTCGCATTTGACGGGCTAAAGGGCCAGCCTGGCGCCAGCGCAGAGATCACGGGCGTCACGGCATCGGTTGACTCTGGCACGGGAACTCCGTCCGTTGACGTGACGATGGGCGGCACTTCGCTGGCGCGGACCATCGCGCTCGCGTTCCATAACCTCAAGGGAGACATCGGCGCGACGCCAACAATCGACTCAATCACCACCACCGAGATTGACAACGTGGTGGCCGACCAGAGCGTGTCCACGGACCACGTACTCAAGAGCACGGGCCTAACCTACCTTTGGGGCAAAATCAAGGCGGCATTCGCGTCTGCGACCCACAAGCACGCCGCGTCAGACATCACGAGCGGCACGCTCGGCACGGCACGGGGCGGCACGGGCATCACCTCCAACCCGTCGATGCTCACCGACCTCGGCAGCACGAGCGCGGCGAGCGTCTTCGGCTCGACTCCGCGACCGGGCGTGACCGGCACGTTGGCCGTCGCGCATGGCGGCACGGGCGGCACCGATGCGGCAACGGCACGTGCGAACCTCTCCGTGCCGAGCGCGGCAGACCTCGCCAACATTGAGTCCAGCATCGCGGACGTGGAGAGCACGACGGCAACGGCGAACCATGCTATCGGCGACTACTTCATGCTGGGGAACGTCCTCATGGTTGCCACAGCCGCCATCGCCACGGGCGAGACCATCAGCTCAAGCAACGCCACGCCCGCCACCGTGCAGGGGCAGATTGACACACTCCGGGATTCGCTGTCCCCGTATATTATCGACCTTAGCACACGAGCATCTTCAATGACGTTTCCTACTGGCACATCGCTATATGCTAGTAACCTAAATACGGCAACAATAATTGGCAGAATCATCGTGTTGAGTTTTTCAATAAAGATTGAAAACGCAACATCAGGGGGTAAGGAAATTATCAATTACTTACCAGCGGACCTGCGACCGTCTGGAAATGTCCCGATTCAAGCTGAAACTGGCTTAGGAGACGGTAAATCGCAGTCGATACTTATGAAACCTGATGGTGCGTTAACGTTCTGGCCTGTTAACACAGGCAAGACTACCTATGCGATTGGCTCAGGCGTCTACGTGATATGAGCTATGTCAGCGGCCAGAAGAAGCTGATGAACACCTCTCTCAGTACGGTCGTGTTTGGCAGAAGATTATCCAGCAGTATCTGGCCGTTGTTCGGACTCCACAAGCAATTCGCCACTCGGTTTTCGAGACTATTGGCCGCATTGGCACACGAAACAGGAACCGAAAACCAATTAGGCGGACGTTTGCCATCTACAAGCAGCGTGGCCAAGACGGTTCTCGCGTTCGCTGGTATGTCAACGCTCGATGCCACCACGAACTTGATGTAGACTAGTTGCCCGCACCGAACGAAATTCGAGCGTGTGATGGTATACGAGGCCGATGCTGGCGTAATCGTAACGTCTGGTATCAGGGACAGCGAATATTGCTCAGTGGTTCGAAAATATCGTAGTCTGGCCACCTCCTGGAATAAGGTAGCCAAGCGGACGCTTGTAGCACGATATGCCCGATGGCGTGATGATTAAGACGTAACCGAGGCCGCCTTCTCTTATTCCAATACCAATCCTTATATCATCGCTGTCAGCCGAGCTTACCCAAACATCTCCCAGACCGATTACCCTATAGCCCAGCGAATATTAGGAGTGAAGGGTTTTCCATGACGTCCATCCACCAGCATTAATGTTGTATCTAAAGTATATCGGTCCACCTGTAGCGAAAGCAATTTGAAACATCCAAGAATCGGACCGACCAAACTTTTGAGAGCAAAAGGTCAATTCTACCCCGTAATTCGAATTTGGTGGTCGATTACTTGTATTCGTACCATACCCATGTAGACCAAGCGAATCAGGACTGTCGAAATCAGCAATAAACGAACTTGCCACCCCTATGCTTGTCAGCGAATGTCAGTTTCTTAGGTAGTCTCTCGATAGGTAACCAATACGGGTATCACCTTTGTAGAAGATGATGTTGTTATTCGCATCATAGTGAATCCGTAGGTCAGCACCATAGAATGACTTGATTGGAATGTGCCCACCCAGCGAATACTAATCAGACTACACTCTGCCATGTAATCGATGTTGCCCCGTTTGTCTGTCGTCCAATCCACATGTGGAGCGAGTTGTCGACGTAAATGTACCAAGCGTCCGCTGGTAGGTCGTTATGCGAACGAAGAACCATTCCGTATCTATTTGCGTCAGTTGGTCTGTTAAGCGAAAAACCATAGGCAGCGTCAAACCATACTGGCACGCTTCTTAGCGAGTTCTCTGCGTTTGACAGCGAATTCTAGTGTCCGTACCATACCCATTCTTGAGCGGTGACGTCGTTTATTGCGATCCCGTCGTCTCTGAACATGATTGTCAGCCAATGGCCATACCTCGCATGCTTGTTGTTTCTTACTACAAAAGTCAGATTGAGCATCTGGTTGGAAGAGCCGCCAGGTTCTAGGTATGCTCCCATACCGCCAATAATGCCCACCTTCGAGTCCAGCGAATG